ACATCTTTGGGTGGTCAGATGAGGACATCAAACTTGATACACAAAGAATTAGAATGGAGAGAGCGGTTGCAGCTGAACTTGCTAATACCCCAACAATTATTACCCATACTGGAATGTTTGACACAATTGATAGATTATATAAAACAGTTTCCGGATCAACGACCGGTACTCCGGCACCACCAGCAGAAGGAGGTTTAGATATGGGTGGGGAAATTGGTGGACCTCCAGGACCACCTCCGGGACCTCCAGGACCACCACCGGGTGGCGAGGCTGGTGGATTACCAGAGTCTAAACCAAAACTTGAAAATCTTTTATTAGAAAATGACGATGATTATTTCATATCAAACGCATCTTTAGGTGAAATGGAGAGTGAATTATTAAAAATATTGGGGGATTGATATATTTATAGTAAAAAAGTTATGAAATTCGGATTATTAAAGAGTAAAATTGAAAAATGTTTGTTTGAGTCATATAAAAAAGACTCCTTCAAAAAAATATGTTTATATTTAAAGAGTTAGTTTTAGAAAATAAAAATATTAGTAAAATATTTTATTTATACGATGAACTATCATCTAATAAAAATATGGACAATACTGTTGCAAACGAGTTCATTAATGAGTCAATTGTTGTTTATGAAAATACCGTAAACAAAATTAAACCAAATGATTTAAAAGAGATTGAACTTTGGATTGGAAATATAAAATCAACAAATAATTACGAACATATTGACGAATTATTTTCAAATAGTGTTCTTACTTTGGAAAATAAAATTAAAAGTAAAAAGATTATTATAGAATCTTTAACTAAAACACCTATAACATTACAAGGATCATTTTCTGTTCCGGTAAAAACCCTTGTTGAGACGGCAAACAAAACTGTAAAAAAATATGTTGACTCATTAGATGAGGACTCTAAAAAATCATTAATTAAGATCTTATCGGAAGATGAAAATAAATTACAATTAAAATATGATGTAATTAAAGAATCCGTTATGGAAAAACTTGAGGATTTGAAAACAGCCGAAAAAGATAAAGAAGTAATTGAAAAAATAGATCAAACTTTAAGTAAACTTCAAAAAGAATCTTTCGATAGAATCACTTATTTTAAACTTCAAGAACTACACAAAAATCTTTAATCGTTAGATTTTAATTTCTGTACATAGATTGCTTTTTGTTTCTTTGATCTTTCTTCTACTGATTTTTTTGTAAATTCCCTCCTATCGTTTAGGTGAGAATTTTGTCTGGTTTTTATAACCTTACTTTTAAGTTCTTTAAGAGCTCTCTCAATATCGTTTTTTTTTACGTATACTATTAACATACTTTATTTTGAAAATTTATTATATTGATATATATAACAAAATTAAGTAAATTTTAAAAAAATAAACGACTTTGTTATGAAAAAAAATTATGAAGAAAGGAAAAACTGCAAAAATAAATGGATTCAGAACATCCAAAGTATCTTACGGAACTGTAGATTCTAAAGAATTTAAATCCCTTTATTTAAACATACAAACCTGGGTAGAACCAAAAATTGAAGTTGAAAATTGGACAAGATTAGTTTTAAATATGAATAGAGCGGTTAAACATTCTGTTTATAACAATTTAGATAAAAATCTTTTTGATGAGAAATCTATTGTGGATCTTGATTTAAGAACAAGTGGATTACAACTAAAAAAGAAATCATTTATGAATCTTGAGATAAATCTTTATTTAATTGAAGAAATTGACTTTAAATCCACAAAATTAAAAAAATCTTTAAAAAATTTAACTAAAGAAATTTATAACGATGTCTTCATTGGAAATGAATATTTTAAATTTTATTTAACTAAAAATGGAAATTCCAAGCCAGTTAAAGTAAAAACTGAAAAAGTTTAATATTTATATAGAAAACTTTTTATATGAAAATATTAGGACCTAACGAAACTGGCAGTGGTATTCTTATTGAATACGATGCTGGTTATATAAATCCAAAATCGGAAAACAATAACTATATTATGGAATCCAAAAGTTTTTTGGATTATTCAAAACCATTTGAGTTTTATGCCGTTCTTCAGAAATACAATACACCAAATAGAAATGGTAGAGTGTATCCAGAAAAGATTTTAAAAAGAGAAGCTGAGAATTATAAAAAAATGATTGAGAAAGGAACTTCCCTTTCCGAGTTAAATCACCCAGAATCATCTCTTATTGATCTTGATCGTGTATCACATATTATAACTGAAGTTTGGTGGGACGGACCGGTATTACTTGGTAAATTAAGATTACTTACAAGTCCTGGATTTCACGAAAGAGGAATTTGTTCAACAAAAGGAGATTTAGCAGCAAACTATCTTAGACAAGGAGTTACACTTGGAATTTCTTCTCGTGGTGTGGGATCACTTAAAAAAGTTGGTGAACAAAATGAAGTGCAAGATGATTTTGAACTTATTTGTTTTGACCTTGTATCTTCACCATCAACACCAGGAGCATATCTTTTCTTAAATAAAGATGATAGAATGAAATTTGATGAGAATTTAGAAGAAGAAAATAAAATGAAGTTTCAGAGAGAAACCGGTATGGAATCATCATCAATTGATAGGTCAAAAAATTTAATGGATAAATTATCAGCTTATCTTGATAAATAATAAAATTAGTTTTATAATTTGTTAAAATAAAATAAATTATGGAACAAGGAGAAAAGTATTTTGTAGCAAAGATTACATCGGATCTTTTGGATAGTGAATCTGGTAGAGTAAAAAAAGTAAAAGAAGAAAAATTAGTTTTAGGTTATAGTCCAACGGATGTTGAAGCAAAAGTAACAAAAGTATATGAAAACTATACAATGGACTGGAGAATCACATCAATTACCGAAAGTAAAATTGATGAGGTAATAGAAGGGTAAACCTAAAAATATAAAAATTAGAAATGGGAATGACAATAGTTGTTCCCATTTTTTTTTGTCTCAAATATCAAAAAACTAAACTTTTCTTAAAATGAATGTATTTATATGAAAAGTCAAAAAATAAAAATGGCAAAAAACGAAAAGGTTATTGAAGAAGCGTTATTCCAGATTAAAAATTTGGAAGAGGCTCTTAACAAAAATGCACAAGGAATACTTTCCTCTACAATGAAGGAAGAAATCAGCTCTTTAGTAAAAGAATCTCTTAAAGAACAAGACGAGGTTGAAGATGAAGAAGTTGAAGATGAAACGGAAATGGAAGACGAGTCTGACATTGAAATGGATTTTGATACTGATAATGAAGAAGAAGTAGACGATGAAGAAGACTCATTTATGATGGGTGACGAAGATATGACAGATGATATGTCTATGGATTCTGAAGATGATGAAACTATTGATCTTACCGGAGCTTCAGATGCTGAAGTATTACGTGTGTTTAAAGCAATGGGGGATAATGATGGGGTCATCGTAAAACAAGAAGATAATATGATACATTTATCAGATAATGAAAATGATACAGAATATCTAATACAATTAGGCGAATCTGAAATGGCATTTGACGAACTAGAGGAATTGTACTCTAGAGAAGTTGACGATTTTGATTTTTACTTTCCTAAAGACGAAGAAGAAGATGAATTTGAAGACGAGTTCTCATTTAAAGATGAAGATGATGATCGTTACGATTTTAGCCAGGAAGATTACTTTGGTGATATAGATCCAGAATCTCTTGAAGAGGATGAAGAAGAAATTCTTTACGAACTTGAATTAGATACTGACGAATTTGGAACTGACGAACTTGAAGAAATGGCATTTGAGGATGAAGAAGAAGAATTTGATGAGTCCTGGATGAATGAGTCTAAAGGATTCAAAGCTAAAGGAGTTGGAATGGGTTCTGCATCAAAGTACAAAATGAGTAAAAAACCTAATATGGATGGTGGCTTTAAAACTGTAAAGAAAAATGCCAACAAAACTATGGGTACAGGTAAAGCAAAGTTTGAGTACAAGGAAGGTGTAAATTCTGATGGTTTTGGAAAAGGTAAAAAAGTTGAAACCAAGGAAGCTGCACGTACTAGAGGAAACGGAAGTAAATTTAGAGAAGGTGGTCTACCAAAACAAAGAGCACATTCTAAATTTAATACCGCAATTAAAGAAAATTCTGAAGAATTAGAAATGTTAAGAGCTAAAAATGATGAATACAGAAAAGCTCTTGATCTATTCAGAACTAAACTTAATGAGGTTGCCGTATTTAACTCAAATTTAGCGTACGCTACAAGATTGTTCACTGAGCACTCAACAACAAAACAAGAAAAGATTAATATCTTAAGAAGATTTGACACAGTTGAAACTTTGAAAGAATCAAAAAATCTTTACAAATCTATCAAAAACGAACTTGGAAATGAGATGGTTGGAGATAAGACAATAACTGAATCATTTGAAAGAACTGTATCAAAAAGTCCGTCTACCGGATCTGCAGTAAATTTAATTGAATCTAAAACTTACGAGAACCCGCAATTCTTAAGAATGAAGGATTTGATGGGAAAAATCAAGTAAAAAATAAACTTTTTAACAAAACCGTATATTTATAATATACATAAATAAAAAATAAAGCTAAAAACAAATAAAATGGGAGCATTATTAGAATCAGGTCTTGTTGGTAACATCGGTCTTAAGCACCTTAAAGTTATCAAAGAAGATACAATTAACAAATGGGATAAATTAGGATTCCTAGAAGGACTTAAAGGTCATTTAAAAGAGAATGTGGCTCAGTTATATGAGAACCAAGCATCTCACCTAATCAACGAAGCAACTTCTGAAGGGTCAAATGGTGCATTTGAAACTGTTGTTTTCCCAATCGTACGTAGAGTATTCTCTAAATTATTGGCTAACGACATCGTTTCTGTACAAGCAATGAACTTACCTATCGGTAAATTGTTCTACTTCGTACCTCGTATCCAAGGATACGCTAATGATGTAGTTGCTGATCAAGCTGGTGTTCACTACCCACCAATCGGTTCTCCGGAAGCTGCTGCTAGTGGTCAAAATAATGTAGGACAAGGTTACCCTAACGATACATTAACACCTAACTATCCTTACGCTAAAAATCTTTATGATTTATTCTACGAAGGTGCTGAACCAGGATTAGACCCTGCTGGTCTATTTGACTATTCTAAAGGTCGTTGGTCTGCACAATCAACTAACGCTACTGTTGTTGTATGGAATAACGGCGATTTAGTTGATGCAACTGGAGACTTGACTGACGCCTATGTTGGAAATAGTGTTCGTAAAGTTCTTATTAAACTTTGTGGTTGGTCTAACATAATTGGTGCTGGTAAATTAATAGGCCCTGATGGAAATGAAATTGATACTGAATCATTCCTTTCTGATCTTAAAATTCTTCCAGCCGCTGGTTTAGGATTTGATGTTGATAATAATGTTTGTCCATTACCTACAGCTACTACACCACTATTATTTAGAGTTGTAACTCAAAAATATGGTAAAGGAATTGTTCAGTATGGACAACAAAGACAAACTTCATTTGCTGCAACAGGAAATGGTGGTTCTTTCTACGATATTTGTGATGCTGACGGATGTATCTTCCTTGAGGTAGATCTTTCTTGTCCAGCATGTGCTACTTGTGGTGATGATTCACTTGACGGATATACTGGATCAACAATTTCTGGTATCACATCTGGAGGATCAT